ACACGATCTGATAGGGATAGGTCTGGGTGTCTGTTAGGAAACACTTGATCTAAAGCTTGTATAAGTTCGTCAGTAATTACTGGTAAAGACACAAAAATTAAAGAGCTATTTCTATATTATATGTTAATGTAAAGATAACAAGGAGTGGTTACCTTGTTGTATTGCAAAAAGAAAACCTCAAGGGTGTGGTTCCTCTTGGGGTTTTCTTTATGGAAATCTATGCTATATTGTTTATTAAGCAATCTTCCCCATACCACGTGGAGAGAAATACTACCACCTCTGTAGTTTGGGATTGTTGATTGCCTACTAAACAAAAGAAGCTGTAGTCATGTTAATTTAATTTAACCTCTGGTCGAAGATGATCTTTTGTTTTTTAAGTAACCAGACCCATTACCAAACTTATTAAATTAGTCACTGCTCTGACGGAGCGTCAGTTGCTTATAACAAAGAAGCACTAACAACCCATGCTACTGCGTTGTTGGTGCTTTCTTTTATGGGTTCCAAAGTTTTACTTCACCTGTATTGTAATCATAATCTCCTTCTCGTAGTATTCTTGTAAGTCTTGCATTCAAGATGGCATCAGCAATCGTGTAACCTTTCTTAGTATATGTCTCCTGTACCTTAGACCATAGTGCTTCTTTGGTATCAGGTGTACTAGCTAGAGTCTTTGAAGCAGTAACCATACCCATACCTTTAATACCTAGTATTCCGTCACCAGAATCACCAGCAAGTGACATCTCAAACCAATGCCTGTCTGCTTTCTTATTGGTGATATGTTCTATCGAATCGTCAGCTATAAGTTTGCATGGTAGTGTTCTCATATCTTTATCAACAGAAACTATTATTGGATCTTTATATCTGTCATTGGTAGCAAGCAAACCTAACACGTCATCACCTTCAAGGTTTTCATAAGCTACGCTTTCATATGTTTGTTTAACTTTTTTAATAACACTTTTAAGTGCTAATGGTTTACGTTTACCTATCCTGTTGATCTTGTACTCAGGAAATATTTCATGTCGAAATGTAGGGTAAGAAGTAAAGCACATAACTATATCATGTTTACCACTAGCAATAGTTTTATATACATCTAGTCTGTTCTCAATCAAATTAAGGATGTCTCTTTCATCAGAATGAAGAGTATGCTCCCAATCATTCCATCTGGTGTCTTGCTCACAGGCACAGCAAGAATTGTAGATCAACCAATCAGCATCAATAAGTAAAGTCATAGCTAAATAAAATCCTCATATACAACAAGCCGACCTGTTTTTTGGTCGTACAATAATTTATCTACTTCTCCTGTCATACCAGTATGTCTAGACTTTAATACCTTTAATTGTAGTCTTTGCCTTTCGCTTGCATCTCCTACTTGATTTCGTGATGCACCAAGCACCACATCTGATAGTTGAACAAGACTATGACTACCTCTAAGATCAGATACAGATATATCTCTACCTTCTTCATGTCCTTGACCCTGTGGTCTGCGTAAATGACTGACTACTATCAAAGCTATGTTAGTTGCTTCACATAAACTTCTTAGCTTAGTCATTGTTACATCTATAGCTCTTCGTTCATTGTCTAAGTCAAGACCAGACATAACTATTGATATGTGATCTAAAATTACTATTTGTACTTTATCTACAGTTGCAAGATATCTTATTTGTTCTAGCAATACATCAGGATCAAGACTTCCAAAGTGATTGTATAAAAAAAGATTGCGTGTTGATGTGAGGTTATCAAACGCAATCTTTAGATCATCTTTAGTTATGACATCTTCATTTAAGTGCAAAGGAATGTTCAAGTCAATACCTACAAGACCTTGAAGAGTTCTTTGTACTGTTTCTTCTAAACCTATATAACCAACCTTTATATTTTTTTTAAGAAAGTGATGACAAAACTCTCTACATATTGTTGACTTACCTGCACCACTACCACTTGCTACTGTAAATAACTGACTTGGAAATAATCCTTTTGTATATTCATTTAATTTAGGAAATGGAAAGTCACATACAGCTTTACTTGTTTCTTTAATAAACAAATCCCAAGCATCAGCACCATTAATTAAACTGTCAGGTCTTACAGGTCTAGCTTTCCATAACCTATCTTTAATAAGTTCACCCTCTCCTAATACAAGATGATCGTTTACATCATTACGATCTAATTTTGCTATAGCAACCTTACCTTTTGGTAAAACTTCCATACATTTTTCTGCTGCTTTATTACCTGCTTCATCATTATCGAAACATAAAACTATGCGACAAAAAGTATCTAACCACTTATAATTAGCTGCTAAGTATTTAGGTGCTGACTGTACTCCTGATGGAATAGATACACAAGGAAACTTATTACCCTGTATCTGACTAGCACTCATGCAATCTATTTCTCCTTCGCAGACAGTTATAAAGACAGAACCATTACCTCCATGCTGTCTCCATAAATGCTGACCCCATAGCTGTACCTTTGACATATCTCCTATCCATATAAATTTTTTATCTTGAAAGCGTATGTGTTGTGCGACATCATTACCTTTCTGATCTTTATATGTGGCTACCTGTACTGGTTGTCTTCTGTACTCTGACATACCATAACCAAATAGTTCTGAAGTCTCTTTAGTGATTCCACGTTTGGGTAAAGCTATTGGTGTTACCTTTAATAGCTGTGGGTTTGGTTTGTATATAGGAATGATTTTACTGGTCACTGATTTTTCTTTTTTGTTTGGGTAGTAAGTGTAACCACAGTCCATAGTGAAACAATGGTGGTGTCCATCATCAAAGACAGCACAGTTTTTTTTACCGCACTCAGGACAGACTATCTTATTCTTGTATTGACTCTTCATCTAAATTGCATTTATGTTTTTTTAAACTGACATCAACCCATGTAATTCCATTAAAAACTCGCCACATATTATTAACTGGATCTAAAAATGTATCACCTGTTTTAGGATTTTCTGGTTGTAGATAAGTCATGCCAATCATCAGGAATAAATTTGTCACAGTATTGGAACCCATGTCTCGTACACCATTGGGCATACGAGATAGAGTTCTTAGCTTTAGATAGTTTGGTTTTACTATTTTGAAAGCAAAACCTTATATCTAAGTCGGGTCGTTTCTTCTTAATCGCAAGATGTTTTCGTCTATCTTCTTTTGAGAAGTAACCTTTTGTCTCAACAATAAAATTGTCGAGGATAAAGTCAGGCTTGTAGCAGTAAATAATTTCATAGTCAATGCTGAGTGTTTCATAAGTAAATACAATTTTCTTTTTAGTTAAGTTGTCAGCAAAAAAAGCCTCAAACTTACTTTTGTATTTAGAAGTCGGCTGCTGTTGAGGTCGGGACTTTCTCTTCATAACTACTCGATGAATCTGCTTGAAAATCTGGGCTGCCTGTCCATTCAACGTGCTTTCTTACTATGACTTGCAAAGGTTGGCATCTTATACCGACACCATTAGCACCTGCGTCATAGCCACTACACTTCATAGACATTTGCCCTTCTGTCATAGGACTAATCTTTTCGTATTCCTTCTTTTCTTCGTCTGTCATAAGACGTAAAGGATCTTCGTTAGCCCAGAAAGTAACAGGTGGATTAGTCCATACATCACCATTCTGTTTCACCCCACCAGCTTTCTTGCTTGTTCTGATTACAAGGTAATCATCTTCAAGAAAATAAGGTAATGATGGTTCGCCATGTTTGTTTTTTGTAAGACTAAACTTTCTATCTGGATAGTGTTCTTTTAAAGCAGCTTTCCATCTTTCAAGCAATTCTTCTAGCTGTTCAAAAATATGTTCAACAGCATCAACTTCTCTACCCATTTCATCTTTCATCATAATGCCTTTTTTAATAAGACATTCTGCTTTATATTTCTTGATACCCTTGTACTCGTCAGGGGTTACAAGATATGAATACCTAAAATTAGTAGGATTAGGCGTGACTATTTTAATAGTCTCTGGCTTGAGTTCTTCCATGTTTGATACCTTGGTTTGGTTTCCGTTTTATTGCGTCTATAAAAGACGTTCCTTAACTATACCTCTATTGTTGGTTATGTAAATATATATGGTGCTGTCAACACATCTGTAATGTTATAGTCTCCCATATCTAGTGATGCTGGTAACTTACTTGTATCACTTAGTTGTTGTGTTGTTTGGTGGTATAAATTATCAAGATTGTTGTCACTATAAATGTTAAAAAAACTTTGCTTAACACATTCGATAAACCTGTGAAGCTCACTAGCTGGACTTCCATAACAGTCGTGAATAACACAAAAGTTTTTAAGTCCATGCTTACTAGCTTCTACTAAACTCATGTGACAATGTGCAGCATCAAGACTATGTATATAATTACTTGGAAAACCTTGTGCCTGTCTACGTTTATCCACCTTAGTAGTATCTGGTTCAGCAAGACTAAGCCTAACACTTGAGTTACTTAGTTTAGTTTTTACTCTTTTGACATCATTTTTGTAGTAGTTTTGTTGTACAAGAAACCCCGAAGGTGTATGCCAAGAAATAGGTTTGTTCTCTTTGTTAAAACATAAGGCTGTAGTCTGCAAATATTTCAATACTTTATAGCTTTCTGGGGTTACATACTTGACTGCCTGTTCAATCATGGTTGCCAGATAAAAATTATTCTTAAAATTTTTTGCCATAGAAACATTTTCATTAAC